ACAAATGTGTAAAACTCCCCTGCGTCATTTTTGAATTCACGACGCAATTCCGCTGGTAGCTCCATAAAACTATCTTTAGCGCTGTTAACCATATCCAGCGCTTCTTTAAACCCAACAGTTTGACTGAAATCACCATATTGCGCTTGACCGCGCTGCACATGGTTTATCAAACCTGTTGAATCATATTTCTTAATTATATTGCGCACATCCACTTCATCCTTAAAGTGTTGTTGCGTCATGCTCTCGCCTACGGGTTCACTAACGACCCTACGGCGCTCGCCATCATATGGCGTTGCAAATTGAACTGACTTTTTTGTCATTTGAACATCCTCTCTAACATATTTTGTAATTGCTTAATTGTCTCATCGCCTTGTAATTGCTTTGGCAATTTTTTTTCTACATTTTTCAAAAAATTATTTAAGGATTTGCTTTGCGCAATCCTATCTACTGCACCGGTTGTTGAGCGTGCCCAAGACTCGGCATACGGTCTTGGATTGAACACTACATCCGCAGCTTTACTGCCTAGTTGATTCATTGGTGAATATTGAACCTGGGCTGGACTCATACCTGTTTTTTTATAGAATTCTGTATCCAGCCTTTTTTGCTCTGCTAATTCTCTGGCAGAGGCTGCTTCGGACGTCGCTCTATCTACAGCTGCTCTTGTTAATGCACTTGTTTGCATTTTTTGTGCAGCATTATCGAATACATTACCTATATTCGCTTTACTTCCACCGGGTGTACTAGCTCCACCCAATTTACCTGCTAAAATTGGGTTTAAACCTGCTTTTTTCATATCTGCCATTGAACGCTGATATGCCGATGAACTCATTTGTTCTTGAAACGCCCTATTGCGTTTCGCTTCTTTTTTTTCGCTTTGGTTTCTTATTAAACCACCAGCGAAATCCAGCACTGCTCCAAAGTCAGCCATTGTTACACTCCGTTACATTGAGTCCCAAAGCGTTACTAACGCTACAAACAGCATCAGCCCAATCACCATAGTTATTTGCAATAAGCCATACGACAGCAGCACCCACCACAACAGGGAGGATAAGGCGCTTAAAAATGCCCAAATAAACAACCAACTTGGCATTCATCCTTACCTCCTAAAAGTGGTCTATTAATCCGGGTACACTGTAAACAGGCATCGGCCTTGCACACTTCATATTAAAATGTGCATCCAGAATAATATCTGGTTCGCTTGTTACTGCTACTACTCTATCTATTGGTGGGTTTTCTTCGATAAACGAAGCATTTAACGCCGGAAGGGAACTGAAATCTTGAGCAAGATGCCAGCTATCGAGTGATTGCGCATAGTTAGAACGCATCTGACCCGTAATCTGCGAAGGTTTATAACGATATTCTGCAAAACGTTCTTGATATCCAAATACATCATCATCGACTGTTATCCCTTGTGCATATATTTCCTTGTTGAGAACGGCTTGCTCGCCAATATGGGCGAGGGCTGGCCAATAAAAATCCCACCTATCCCTACGGCTAAATTGCCGTGGGAGCCCTTGCTGATAATTTAAATCAGCAAATACACAGGCCATACCTATTATGACACTGTGTTCTGTAAATGATTTACTAAATCCATGTCCGCTAAAACCAGTTGTTGCAAACGCACTCATATTACCTTGTGGTGTCGTTGCATCTGTTGAACTGGTCTGAGGAATTGGATTAACATTAATACGGTCTTTACCGCCACCCAAATACTCTGGGCGCTGTAAACGCGCATCTGGAGATACTACTCCGAAATGTGACCGAACTATCTCGGTATATCTTGTGCCGCCTCTTGCGTCACGCTCATACAATCTTTGTATCTGAAACGCTTCGCGTAATTGATTAATTGTTGCGGCTGTTGCTGTTGACAAGTCAGCATATAGTGCATCTGCTTGTGTACCAGTTGTTGTAGATGCAACAATGGATGAACCACCGCCATACGACATTAACTGATAATAATCACTGTTAACTGTCGAATAAATATCTTGCGCTGTTTCCAGCGCGCTATCACTTGCGATGTAAGCCTTGTTACCTAACGGCAGCTCGACTGCATCGCCTTTCTGTGGCCAAGGTAAGCATGATGTAAAATAATCATGACGCTTGCCACGCTTTAACAAAACGTAATCGGACAATGTGTCCGGTCCGTCGTCTTTATCTACGACAACGCTGTTTTGTAGATTCTGGTCTCTAAACCATTCATTCCATATCATGTTATAAGCTCTACCTGCAAAATTATTCCAGGTAAGACTTATCCCTGTTGGTACGCCTAAATAGTCGTACAGTGAACTGTTAGTGACAGTGCCACTAACCTCCGGCACCAAATAACTCGTGCTATCGCCCGGATTATCTTGCTGACCGCAAAACTTTTCCCAATTGTCCCAAATAAGCCTATATGGGACTGCGAAAAAGAATGTTTCTATATATACATTATCCATAAACGGGTTAATTGGCGTTGCTAATCTGCCAAAACCCGTCATACGTACGTTGTACGTATCGCCCGGCAGGGCTTCATCAAACAATATTGGTATTAAATACCCACTGTCGAATGTTGTTTTCAACCCGTGGTCTCGGTTAAATACCGAGCGCTGTATTTCTGCTTTTGGTACACGACTAAAGTCGTGATTCATTGTTGACGGTAATACACCTGCTGAGCCACCAAACATTTTTTACTCCACTTTTAGTTTTGCCAATGGAATTAAATCCATTGGATCCATTTCAATTATTCCTGTAGTAGCTTCCCAACTACCTAACTTCACCAATTCGTAATCTTCCGCATATCTACTCATTGGATGGTCTTTGTGGTTTTCCACTAAATCCTGTACTTTTCTCAACGCTGTCGCGTCTGTTACATCAACAAATGGCTCTGCATATTCCTGAGCCTTTTTGTCAAAAACTGAATAAATTCCCTTCATTTTTTTACTCCCATTGGTTGATTGTCCAAAACTTACATAATATACATTATCAGACGGCATTTTAAATATCTCTTATTAGCCGTTGTAATTGCTTTATTTTTACCTCTTCTTCAACCCATAATCTATCCATCTCATGGTTGTAGTATTCATAAAGCGTATCTTTACCTTCTTCTCTTTTTTTCTTTATGTCAAGGAGCTCGGGCTCCGACAATAAATTATCATAATAACGGGGCGGTTTTACCTTACGCCCGTTAATCACCACATAGTCATGTGGATATACATCTTTCTTATATTTTTTAAACCATTCATATCCAATCCCGCTCTTGCGGGACATGGTACAGTACTCTGGTTGGAGGGGAAGAACTTCCCCTGTGCCCGGGTGCATTGTTTGGTAATGCTCTTCCGCACCGTCCCCTTTTACTTTTTTCATAACATAACGCGCTACATAAGCAGCGCTATTAAACGTCACATCCCCGATTGTGCTGTGACCATACGGCCAGAGCTCTTCTAGCTCCTCTGACCTATACAATCTTATATCGTCTCTTTTTTGCCATAATTTTTTATCTGGGAAATCATGGCCGAATAATATCGCATGATAATGCGGTCGTTTATTTTTTTCTCCATATTCGCCACAATGGAAAAATCTTATTTTTTTATCGTGATTCTTTCTCAATCTTTTCATAAAAAGTTGATAATCACGCACATTAAGAGAGAAGGGGTTCTCTCTATTCATTAAACTCTCATCATTAAAGGTTAACGTTATAAAACTATTGTTAGTGTGCATTTGCGCCTCGTGGACGCATCTTATTGCCCACTGTCGACTATAATTGAGCCGACAACCTATACATTGCCCACAGGGCAAATTAAAACCCTTTGCATAGACAAAGGGCTTATTGAAGGTCACTTTGCCATCTAGCTTATACGCTAACAGCGGATGATAACAGGTCATTACAACCTAATTCCGCCTCGCATTGGCGATGCCATATTTTTACGTGAAACCTTCATTGCTTTTTTTGTGAAATCCCTACGTGATTTCTTTCGTGACATCTTCTTTCTGTAAGCCATTTTATGTCTTCCTTTCTTGTACGAGTGTCACTCCGCACAGTTATATCAAGTAGATAACTGTGCGGAGCTCTGAAACCTATTCTTCCGACTCTTTTTGGGGAGGAGGGACGTCGGAGGCTTCAGCCGCTGACGTTGGACTCTCAGCGGGCGCTTGTGGGGCTTTTGCTAGCCCCATCTCTATCAGCTGGTCGCTGTTGTTCGGGTCGCTTACAAATGTGTAAAACTCCCCTGCGTCATTTTTGAATTCACGACGCAATTCCGCTGGTAGCTCCATAAAACTATCTTTAGCGCTGTTAACCATATCCAGCGCTTCTTTAAACCCAACAGTTTGA